TTGAGCAACGCCCTATCGGTGTAGAACTAGCATTATGCCAAAGGTATTACTGGAAACACAGTTCCTCTGCTGGTATTTCTTATCTATCATTTCAGTACGCAGGAACACAGTATAGATTGACAATCCCCAATCCAGTACAGATGCGCATTAACCCTCATACAGTTACTACTTCTACATGGCAGGGTGGGACTACTCCGTCTTTAGGTGCAGCCAATGTTCTTTCAACCAACTGGTCAACAACTGGTGGCTGGTATTATGCAGACGGTTCAACTTCTATTGAAATAAGTGCGGAGTTATAAATGTATTACACACACACTGATTTGTTGGACAATTCAACAACGCTGGCTTTGCATGATGGTGAAACCGTTACCTATTTCACAGAACAAAGCCCTCTACATGAGGCGTATCTTGCGTGGGTTGCAGAAGGTAACACGGCAGAAGAATGGAATTTACAATGACTATTTCTGCTACTACACAAGGGCTTCGACCAGGCGTTTGTACTTCGTCTAACAGACCTGCAACACCGTTTGAAGGTCAAATGATTTATGAGACTGATACCGATTTGACTTTCATTTATGGTGGGTCGGCTTGGCAACAGGTGTCGGGTGGTACCGCTGTCGGCAACTCAGGGCTGGTATATGTAAAATCGCAAGCGATTACTGCGGGTTCGGCAACAACGGTTCTAACCAATGTGTTCTCAACCACCTATGACAATTATCGAGTGATAATCGATGGAGTGCAAACAACTTCTTCACAAGGGTTAGTCATTAGGATGGGTTCTGCGGCTACTGGGTACTATGGCAATTTTTGGTATGTTTTATATTCTGCAACGTCTTGGACATTTGTCCCTATGAACAACGCAACCTTTTGGTATGTAGCCTTGTCGGATAGCACTGCCCCATCATCATCTAGTAGTTTTGATTTAGTTGCCCCATTTTTGGCGGCTAGAACTCAATACAATGGCAACTATTACGGGCGAGGTTATTCAGGCGGCTTCTCTGGGTCTATTGAAAATACAACCAGTTACACTGATTTAACTTTGTTAAACGAATCAGGAACCCTTAGCGGTGGAACTATCACCGTGTACGGATACAGGAAGCCATAAACGATGACACGACCAAATATCCAAATAGATGATGAAGTTCGTGAAATGACCGAAGAAGAATACGCTGACCTGTTGGCTTCGGGTTGGACTGAGGTTGCTGATGCCTCTTAGTTCTGTTGTTGGTGCGCAATCGATTATTAAACCTGGTGTGTGTACGTCGTCTACTCGCCCTGCTGTGCCGTTTGAAGGTCAAATGATTTTTGAGACAGACACAGACCGTCTTTATGTTTACAACGGTACGGCTTGGGTTATCCCCAACAGCCCCGCACAAAATCCAATGGGTTTGGAACTTGTTACTACGGCTACCTGCACATCGGGTGGCACAGCATCAGGTGGTGTGGTCACTATCGGCACAACACAAGCAACCGTCACTGTTACCAATGCTTTCAATGCGACCTACTCAGATTACAGAGTTGTGATTTCAGGTGTTACTTGCTCAACAGCAAACAACGATATTCGTGTGAAATTTGAAACTTCCCTTTCTACATACAACTGGGCTGGAACATATCAAACATATTCAGGACCAACAACCATTACTGGAACAGGTGCAGCAAATACAAGTAACGGAATTGCAGTAGGCGCATCGGAAACATCAGGAAACTTCAGTTGCTCATTTGATGTTCAACGCCCGAACCTTGCGTCATCAACAGTAGTTACTGGAACCCACGCAAACGCTGCATACCGAACTACATATTCAGGGATAATGAATACTTCAACAGCGTACACAGATTTGATTGTCAATCAGAGTGGTGGCGCAACCATGACTGGTGGGACTATTCGTGTCTACGGATACAGGAACTCGTAACAGGTAGCAAATGGCTACCCTCTATAACCAAACAGGATACACCTACAACCAAATAGGTGCAATCTACAACCAGGCTGCAATCGAACGCACAGCCACAGGCTCAGGTACAAAAACACTGGCAGAATAGCCACTAAGAGAAGGAAACCTTGTTAGTATCTCACTATGCGCTTTCATTTAGTTTCCCTGCCGCACACAAATACGACCGAAGCCTTCACCGCCTGTGCCTATACGGAGAAAGTCCGCAAATTCGCAATCATGATGAAGAACCTCGGGCATACCGTGTTTCTCTACGGCGGAGAATTCAATGAAGCACCCTGCGACGAACATATTACTTGTATTACAGAAGAACAGCGACTAAAAGCCGTAGGCAACAATCACTATTCGGCAGCATCTTTTGACTGGAACCTCCCACACTGGATTGAGTTTAATAACAATGCGATTAAAGGAATCAAAGAACGCCTAGAACACAAGGACTTTATTTGTCTTATAACAGGATTTGCATCTAAGCCAATCGCCGATGCTTTCCCTGATGAGCTAAGCGTGGAGTTCGGTATTGGTTATGGTGGCTCGTTTGCTCCATTTAAGGTTTTTGAGTCATACGCATGGATGCACTCTTGTTACGGGTCAAAAGTAACCGACCCCCACACTCTTGACGGCAAGTTCTATGACGCTGTAATTCCAAGTTACATAGACGTTGACGATTTTCCTCTACAGGAAAAGCCTAATGACTACTATCTGTACATAGGACGGCTTATAGAGCGTAAAGGCTATCAGATTGCAGTTGACATTTGCAAAGCCTTAGGCAAGCGTCTTGTTATTGCTGGTCAAGGTGTACCGCCAGAGTACGGTGAATACGTTGGGGTGGTCGGCACCGAGGAACGAGCAAAACTGATGGGCGGAGCCATTGCAACTTTTACTCCAACTATCTATGTTGAGCCATTTGGAACTGTTGCAGTAGAAGCAATGGCGTGCGGTTCACCTGTAATTTCAACCGACTGGGGCGCGTTTACCGAAACCGTCATTGACGGAGTTACTGGGTTTAGATGTCATACTTTGCAAGAATTTATTAATGCTGCGAAAGCAGCACCGTACCTAGACCGCAAAGCAATCAGCCAATACTCAAAAGATCGCTATGGTTTGAATACAGTAGGTATAATGTATGAAGAGTACTTTACTCGGCTGCAAACTCTATGGGGTAAAGGCTGGTATGAACTTACATAACGAACACAACAAAAGGAAAACATACGCAATGGATATTGATGCACAGACAATAGTAAACGATCTTTTAGAGCAGATTAAGCAACTGACATTTCAACTTGCAGTTGCAAGAGCAACAATTACTCAGTTGCAGAGTCAGAGTCAGAGTCAGACTGAAAAGGACTAGCTCCTTTAGACGTCTTAGACTTCTTTGAAGTCTTACTTGCGTGGTACGCGTCTACTGCATTTGCGCTTGTGCGACTTCTCCATGTAAATTCGCACTCACCGCATACAACAAGCTTCATTGTTTTCCAGCGGCCACCTTCCGGTGAGTCTGCCACAATAACGCTAAGCTTAGAAGGCCGTCCACCGCATGCTGGACAATTTGGAAACCGTTGCCTACGAATCTCTTGCCCAGTGTGCGACACGGACAATGCTCGGCGAATTTCTCCTTCATCTTTTCCACCCCACACGCCGTGAATTTGTTTGTTTTCAAGAGCGTACTTTAGGCAGTCTAGGCGCACATCGCAGGTGAAGCACAAATTGCGTGCGGTGTACTTTTCATTTGGAATGCTAGAAAAAAAGAACTTTCGTATATGCTTATTGACAGGCTTTACGCACTCAGCGTTGTCTTGCCAGCCGACGTTGCTTAACCCTTTTTTGTTCATAAAGCTACTAGAGTTATTTCAACTATTCTGTCAACTTTGTCACCGTCTTTTGTTTCACCGTCGCTATTGCATATTGTAAGTTCTGTGTCATTGTCAACTTCTCCAGCAGACACGTGAAACACATTTCCTTTTTCTGCCATTTTGTATCCATCGCCAAGTGATACTGCAGACCCGTCGTGTTGAAGAGCAGATGCAAGAGCTCTTAGCACTATTTCATTTTCAAGTCCTACATGGTCTTCAGTGAAGAACACTAAACTTGAGACAGGTAAAAGCGCTTCTGCGCCGATGCCAGTCCACTCAGACCAGAGACACTCGCCTTTTCTTGAATCCTTCATTACTAGAAATAATATCCTGCATTCTAGTGAATTCTAAGCACGTGGCCTAGCAAGATGCATACACGATTTACAAGCAACCTTTAAGAGCTTCTATGATGATCTAGGCCGCAATGGCGTCAAGCTACGTAACCGTCCTGATGCGGCCAAATATAGTCGTACGTACTTGGTGCTTTTCCAGTGTTTTCGGCCCAGTCAAATTGCGAGTACCATTCGTAGTTTTTGCACAGTAGCGCTGTCCTATGGGTAGAGCAGAGCGACTCAAAGTACTCAGTATTTTCCATCCACCTTGGGAGAACAAGATCACTAGAAATGCGATTGAGCGCTATTGCTTTATCGTACGTGCGGTACGTTTTATCAAGCAACGTAGACTTAAATCCACGAGACTTCCATTCAAAGTATGTGGCCGAGATATAAGAAACGAATAACGTTTCATGGCCTCGCCACATTTTTACTACTGGATGGTTTGACCAGCCTTTTGGCGTACGATGATTTCCGTCAGGATCAAGCTCGCACATAGTCATTAAGCATTGCCACGCTTCAAGAGTTTGTTTGTGCAGCCGTTTGTTGTCGAGATGGCTAGCAACTAAAGCGAATGAAGAAGTGTCCGTAAGAAATGATTGCATGTGTGGTGTCCCTTTGTCGTTTTAGCCATTATACCACACTTACTTTAAAATATGCTATTAGCCTTGCTTATTCGCATACCAGGTTTTCTTAACAGTCTGGCGGCTAAATCCTTTGTCAGTATCAATCAGCCACTCTCTGTTACCAATGAGTTCGCCCTGCGGTCCGCTTGGCTGACCGTCTAAAGCAGCAACTGCTGCTTGACCAATCCAATTAGCGGCCTGTACTGCAACGGCTTTGCCCCATGTTGCTCCCAGTGCGGAATACGTTTTTGCCTTAGAAAATTCCCAGTTGTCTGGAAGACCTTGAATGCGGGCGGCTTCTCTGTGTGTAATTCTTCGTTGAAGCGTTGGATGTACGATGTGATCAAGCGCGCCGCCTGTCATCACGTGGCACCACGAGTCGCCGTTCCAGCGGCAAGGCATAGAAAATCCCATGTAAAAATCTTTAGCACGGATCTTTTCTTCTTGACCAAGCCAGGCTTGTGGGAACCTATCGCCGTTGCGGTCAACAGCTTCACGAAGCGCTTTGTTGATCGGCATCATTGGCTTCCATCCGTCGTTGCCGAGGATGTCAAAGATTTCTTGAATTCTCTGGGAATCCAAGTTGTTCTTATTCATGTGGCCATCAACAACGCCGCTTGCGTTGCGCAAGTGTTTTACGTACTTGGATGGCTCCGAAACGTATCGCTGTGCGTCCCATGTGATCTCAAGATCAGCTAAGTCACCGATTACATCCATCATTGTTGGCATTTCAGCGGGAGCAATTGCTTGAGCGCCAAACGGCATTCCTTTTTCAACAGCAGTCCAGAAGTACCGCGCTCGGTACGAGAATCCACCGACCTGAAGGTTATTCATTTTTACATGATACAGGTCATACTCTTTGCCAGACAGTTCTTCAACCATGTCGCGGTACTTAACCATCGTGTCACGGCCTTGCGTGTACGCCTGCTGAACACACTCAAAGATGATCATTTTTGGTTTGATCCGTGCCGCGTACTTCATGAACGCGACTGTGTGCTCGTGTGCTTTTGCGTCGGCACCTCGGTTTGCTGGGCCTGACCATACGGACCAGCCCGAACACGGTGGACAACCCAGCACTACATCAGCTTTTACATCAGGCCATTCATTTGGGTCGTCAGAAAAGAATGAACTCCAATTGTCTCCAAGATGGTGCCTGTTCAACTCTGCAACAGGGTTGCCAAAATTAAGCGTCCCTGTTCTGATATTCATTTCCATTCCAGAGTTTACAAACCCAAGACTCATGAAAGCTGCAAGTCCATTGCAGTCTGCGAATGTGTATTTTGCCATGATGTAGTTCTCCGTGTGTCTAATTCGTTAGTACAACCGTATCAAGTGAGGGCCGATGTACGTGACACTAGTCTTTGTGTATTGACCCTACTTCAAAGCCGCAAGCTGCGTATCCAGCAATGTCAGTCCAAGTGTCTGGCTGAAATCCAGATTTTGAGGCGTACCTAGCAACTTTTACTGCAACCATAGCCATAGCAACATCTTCGCTAGTGACTGGGATACCAAAAATCACAGACCAGATTTGCGCAATGCGATTAAAGTTGCTTTCAGGGCCGCCGTACTGAACATCACGCTCGCCCGAGACGATGCGCGCTGCTTCTTCGAGGCATACCTGCCGTGGTTGCTTGTTACTCGGCATTGTCTATTTTCATTCGTACAAACACCTTAGCACTGTAGTCGCTCCCGGCGTGCGGGACAATATGTATTTCAGCATCACTAGGTATTTCAGCATCTATATCTTCCATAAGGTCTTTCCAAGATTTTCTAGCTTCATTAAGCATTAGTGGAAGTGTTGACCCCAGTACTTCAAACTCAATTGCTGCTCTCATTCAACTACTCTCTTTTCTAGTGTGTGCGGCGCGTGATGCGTTCTGCTGAGATAAGGCAACATTTCGTCTATAGAGCATACGATAATGTCACCGTCTCGTGCCTCAAGCACTTTGCACAATCTTCCATTGTGTATTTTTCCAAGCTCTCCGCGGTATGCGCTAAACCGTACTCGGACAACGTCACCGGCTACAACATTTTTCGAATGAACTGCGAGCCAGTAGTCCATGTTAAGCACTCTTTGCTGGGCAAAGTGTGTCATTACAATTGCTTACATCGTAGTCGTCTAAGGCTCTACTGCACTTGGTGCATTTCATTCCATCATCAAGTACTCGGTAGCCATTCTTTTGGCGGTCAGCATTCTTTTGCATTTTCTTAAGATATTCCATGTCGAGTTCTTCGTCAGTCGCCCCTGCTGCGCAAAGAATGTTCGCAACAAAGTGCAAAACATCAACGCACTCTTTGACAATCTCCTTGCGATCTGCGTACGGCTCATCGTGCTGCCACGGCTTCCAAGAAATGGCTTGACGAACTTCGGCAAGC